TGATAAAAGAATGGAACTTATTTTTGATAGTTCTCCTTTACAAGCCTTAGAATTATTAGCAGCATCATTACATGGAATGCTTACCAATCCTTCTACACCATGGTTTACATTAAGATTTAAAGATCAATCAATGGATGGTGAAGATGAAGCAAAGCTATGGTTAGAGTCAGCAACTGATTCAATGTATACAGCTTTCAATAGATCAAACTTTCAACAAGAAATATTTGAATTGTATCATGATTTAATTACTTTTGGTACAGCCGCAATGTTTATTGAAGAAGATGAAGAAGATTTTGTAAAATTTTCTACAAGACATATTGATGAAGTTTATATTGCGGAAAATGATAAAGGTAGAATTGATACCATCTATAGAAAATTTAAACTATCAGCACGAGGTTTAGTACAAAAGTTTGGTGAAGCAGTATCACAAGATGTTGTATCAATGGAAAAGAAAGATCCATACAAAGAAATAGAAATCTTACACGCAGTTTATCCAAGAACTGATTTTAATCCTACAAAAAAAGATACAAAGAATATGCCATTCGAATCAGTATACTTCGAATATAAAAATGGTAACGAACTATCAGTATCAGGATTTAAAGAGTTTCCGTTTGTTGTGCCAAGATATTTAAAAGCATCACATGAAATTTATGGAAGATCACCAGCAATGACAGCATTGCCTGATGTGAAGATGTTAAATGAAATGGCAAAGACAACAATCAAAGCTGCACAGAAACAAGTAGACCCACCTTTACTTGTGCCTGATGATGGTTTCTTATTACCTGTAAGAACTGTACCAGGTGGTTTAAATTTTTATAGGTCAGGTACAAGAGATAGGATCGAACCATTAAACATTGGTGCAAACAATCCTTTAGGTTTGAATATGGAACAGCAAAGAAGAGAAAGTATTAGAGCTGTATTTTATGTAAACCAACTTATGTTGCAACAAGGACCACAAATGACAGCAACAGAAGTTATACAAAGAAACGAAGAGAAGATGAGATTACTTGGTCCAGTATTAGGTAGATTACAATCTGAATTATTAAAACCTTTGATTGATAGAGTGTTTAATATTTTACTTAGAAACAATCAATTACCTCCAGCACCTGAGTTTTTATCAGGTCAAGATATAGAAATAGAATATGTATCACCATTAGCTAAAGCACAGAAATCCACAGAGTTACAATCAATCATGAGAGCTATTGAAATCATGGGAAGTTTAGCTAATGTAGCTCCTGTATTTGACTACGTTAATTTTGATAATCTTGTAAAACACTTAGCCGATATAGTTGGTGTGCCACAAAAGATTTTAAAATCACAAGGTCAAGTTAATGCAGAACGACAACAACAACAAGCACAACAACAGGAGCAAATGCAAATGCAACAATTACAACAAGTAGCGAAAGCAGGAGGACAAATAGCACCACTAGCTAAAGCCTTACCTGAAGAAGCAAAAGCTGTTGCAAATGCTGAAACAGAATAATGGGTGAAGCCAAAGAGAAACAAAAAAATTTTGAAAAGTACGTTCAAGATTTAAAAAAAAATTATCAATACATATTCAATACAGACGAAGGCAAAACAGTCATGTCTGATTTAGAAAAGAGATGCCACTTCTTTACGACTACCAATATTAAAGGTGATAGTCATGAGAGTGCATATATGGAAGGACAACGTAGCATCCTTCTGTTTTTAAAAGCAATGCTACAAAACGATAACGAAAAAGGTAAATAACAATGTCAAACGAACAGATAACACAGGAAACTGTGCCTGTAGAAAAGACACAACCATCTACAGAAACAGTTAAACCTATAACACAAGAAACAAAACAAGAAGCAACAACATCTACAACTCAATCAACATGGAAAGATTCTATTAGTGAGGAGTATAGAAAAGACCCAAACATAGAAAAGTTTACAGAGATTGATGCGTTAGCTAAAAGTTATATCAATGCTACAAAAATGATTGGTCAAGATAAAGTTGCTGTACCTACAAATAATTCTACAGAAGAAGCGTGGAATGAAGTTTATGATAAACTAGGTAGACCTGAATCTGCTGAAAAATATTCTTTAGATGCAAAATCTAAAATTGTTTCTTTAGATGATAATGCTGTAAAACAATTTGCAGAAACATCTCACAAACTTGGTTTAAATAATAAACAAGCTCAAGGTCTTTTAGAGTTTTATAAAACTAATATGGAAGGCACAGCTCAACAAGCTAAGATTGATACAGAAACTGCACAAGCTCAAGCTGAACAACAACTTAGATCAGAGTGGGGTAGAGAGTTTGATACTAAAGTTAAACAAGCGGGTTCATTAGCTAAAGCTAATATTAAACCTGAGGTGCTTGATATGACTTTATCAAATGGAACTAGACTTGGAGATCATCCTGAAATTATAAAAGGATTTGCAAAGATTGCAGGTATGATGGCAGAAGATAAAATTGTTTCAACGGAAAGCGAAAGTGTACAATCAAATCAAAACATACAAGATGAAATTGATTCTATTGTGAATGATAAAGCTAGTCCTTATTGGAATAAAGGTCATCCTAATCATGACAAGCAAGTACAACAAGTCTATACATTAAGGGAAATGTTAAGTGACAAGTGATAATCATTTAAACAAACAAGAAATTAAATTAGAAGTTCTCCGTATTATTAAGGAAAATGGTACGGAGAATCAAAAAAGAAATCCCTTGCCAATCGCTGATGAATATTATAAATGGATAATTAGCGGGACAATTCGAAAGAACCCTACTGACAAGAAGGAATAGACTCTAGTCTAACAGACTTTAAATGCAAGAGATGCCTACCTTTTGGTGGAGAACCTTTCTGATTATTTAACGTTAACAACAATAATAATGGAGAGACAATTATGTCATCACAAATAACTACAGCTTTTGTACAGCAGTATTCTGCAAACGTACAAATGCTATCTCAACAAATGGGATCGTTATTAAGAGACAAAGTCAGATTAGAAAGCGTTGTTGGAAAAAATGCTTTCTTCGATCAAGTTGGCTCAGTAACTGCTGTTGAAAAAACTAGCAGACATTCAGACACTCCACAAATAGATACGCCTCACGCTAGACGTAGAGTATCTCTTGCGGATTATGAATTCGCTGATCTAATAGATCAACAAGACAAAGTAAGACTCTTAATAGACCCGACATCTTCTTACGCTCAAGCTGCTGCTATGGCAATGGGTAGAGCTATGGACGATGTAGTAATCAGTGCCGCTTTAGGAACTGCTTTTACTGGCGAAACAGGATCAACATCAACTGCTTTACCTTCAACGCAAAAAATTGCTGAATCAGGTACAGATGGTTTGACTATTGCAAAATTAAGAACTGCAAAAGAAAAGTTCGATTTAGCAAGTGTAGACCCTTCAATCGCTAGACATATAATAGTAGGACCTAGACAAATCACTGATCTATTAGGTACAACTGAAGTAACAAGTTCAGATTTTAACACAGTCAAAGCATTGGCTAATGGTGAAATCAACTCGTTCTTAGGTTTTAACTTTATAGTATCAAACAGATTATCTATCGAATCTTCTAAAAGAAAAGTAATCGCTTTCGCACAAGATGGTATTACTTTAGGAGTTGGTAAAGATGTTCAAGCTAGAATAGACGAAAGAAGCGATAAGTCTTACGCTACTCAAGTTTACTACTGCATGAGCATTGGAGCTACTCGAATGGAAGAAGAAAAAGTGGTAGAAATCAAATGTCACGAAGCATAATAGGAGGAAATAAATTATGGCAAACGTAAATACAGATATAGTAACTAACTTTGTTGCAGTTCCTCAGGTTAAAAATAGCTCACAGCAATTACATGGTGTAAAAAGAATTGCACAAGGTACAATTGCTTTAGCTGCTGGAGACCTGTCGGCTAGTGACACAGTTATGTTAGCACCTATACCAACTAATGCTAGTATTTCCTCAATCAAGTTGTACAATGACGACTTAGATTCTGGAACGACTATGACAACAGATGTTGGATTATACGATACAGCTATTGCTGCGGTTGATGATGATGCTTATGCTTCTGCGATTACAGACCTTAGAGGTGCTGTAACGACAGGAACTGAAGTAGCATTTGAAGCTAGAAACATAAACACAATGGGACAGAAAGTTTGGCAAGATGCTGGACAATCATCTGACCCTGGTGGATATTACTATGTTGCATTAACTTTTGATGCAGCTGGTGATACTGCTGGTGATTTAAGTTTCGTTATCGAATATACAGTAGACTAATCAACAATTTAGGTGGGGGAGCAATCCCCCATCTTTCATTTCATGACAAGAGCTAGATTTGACCCAAGACTCATAGATATTTATAAAGAGCCTAGACTTTTGTTGCATTTTCAATGGGGAAACGATAATAAGATTTATAGATATGCTTTAGTTGAAAAAATTGATATAGGTAGTATCAACGAATTAACAAAGCAAAAGAAAGATGAA